TTCAAACAGGTATGCACTAACAACGAAATTTTCCGTTACAAAATCTGTTTCGCTTGCCTTACGATAACGAATGCCATAATTTGTAGCATTCTTCTCATTCAATGAAGATATGCTCATAGTATATGTTACTTTCATATACTCGCCAGCCTCGTCAACATTTCCCCGATTATCGCAACGGGTAACGGATGCACTAACGCTCGGTACAGAATATTCAACAATGGTTACATTAACATTCTTTGTTGCCGTTCTTCCTCTGCTGTCGGTTACTGTTGCCTTAACCACAATCGTTCCCGATTGATTAATAACATTTGTAATAACATTTGTTCCCGAATAAGACACCCCTGCAACCTCACAAACACACCTCTGTATGCTACTTCCTTGATTGCCTGTCGCAGTAACTTTGATATTCAACTTTGATTTGCCCTGTACATACGGGAAACCGCTCGGGACTTCACTTGCCCCCTCGGAGATAACCACCCCACTAATGCTCGGTGCTACACTTGCAGGGATATTAGCCCACATTTCATATGTTTTTGAACCGATGGATGTACTGCCGTTAAATGTCTCAATCTTGAGGACAATATAAACTTTATCACCATTCGGTGCTCCTGTAGCCCACTCAATAGCAGGAGTGAAAGGAACGCTTGTGAGTGCTGTCTTTGTAACAACTGTACCCGAATAAATACCACAAGAATATGTAATTGTATGGGTAAAACTATTTACGGCTCTATTGATTATCAAATTTTGAGCCGTTCCTAATGTTCCAGTTGCTACCGTGAGGCTTGATGCTCTCGGAATGGTAGTCAAAACTCCCGAACCTGATCCCTGTACAAGACCCAAAGCAACACCGCTGAATGTGATGCCCGAAAATGATTGATAAAAAGAGAAATTAAATGTCTTTGAGCCATCGGGATTATGTGCAACAACAGTACTTCCCTCTGCGAGTGTTTTTGTGCTGTTATTTGAAATACCGACATTTGCATAACCGCTATACGGTGTGCCGTTTACATTAACTTCCCATATTTTTGTACCGCTTGAGCTGATATATCCATAAGCAGAGGCTATCAACTCCAATTTCCAACGGACTAAGGTTGTGTTGTTGGTTATATTCTGATCTCCACTATTAAACCACCAGCTAAACCTCAATGTATCATAACTGGTAACAGATTTTTCCGCACTTCCACTTGTAGCCATTTATCCACCTACTTTCAAGAATGATAATGAGCCATTATCACGAGGAACGAAAGCAAAATTGCCTAACTGCAACATACCGCCAGCCTTAATAATGGCATTACCGATATACAGGTTATTGTCGGACATATAAGCAACCTCGACACCATTCTGCTTGAAAGATACTCTATCTTTGGAGATAGTCAAGGACATATCGTTGCCCTCTTCTCCCAATATGATATTGCCATCTTCAAAACGAATATATTTGAGGATGCTATTATAATTCGTCTGCTCAATTCCCTCTACTCTTGCAATCTCCTCATAAATGGTATTAAACAGCATTGTTGTGCCGTTCTCATCCATTGAGAGAATATTACGAACTGTCTCGGAGAATGTCTCATACTCAGACTTTGAAACAGCCTCTTTCTGTACAACAGCCGTTATCTCATCCTCTTCAACCTTGAAATTTGCAAGCCTATTCTCGACATATGTATAAACAATATTATTTTTGTTATGTACATCGGTCTGCAACTGACTTTCGGTGCGGTTTATATCTTTCAATGCCGCATCATAATCAATCATAGTATCACTCAATGCTTTGCTGGTATTGCCAAGTGTGAAAGACGAAGCATAAGCCTCAATCACATTTGTTGTTTTCTTAACAATCCTCAAAACATCGTTGATATTCATTAAACCATTTTCAACAGGATAACTGTCATAAAGCTTAAAATCATCAATATCAAGCCCGATAATAGACAAATCAAGAGCTGTTACGGTATCTGTAAATAAAATACGGTTATTTTCGATTAGGAACGCCTCTCCTTTGGTTTTAAGGTTGGAGGCTTCCCCTACATCATCCCAAACCTGTACGCCATAAATAATGCCGTATAAAGCCAAAGCATTGCTGTCCTCAATATAATTCACTCCACCATTAACCCCTGCAATAGTAAGCCTGTCCTCAAGCTGGTTTCCCTCACTATCCGTAAGCTTGATACCCAAAGGAATAAGCCTTGTGATAATCTTCGATGGGTCTATATCTCTGCTTTGACTTTCAATGTTCTTCGCAAGCTCGATTGTGGTTGACCTTACCGCACCGAACTTCTCAACATAATCAAAATAAAGCAAGCCATCTGATCCCTCTCGGAGGTCGATTTCTCCCCCGAAAGAATCAATTAGCTTGCTCTTGATTACTTCAAAAGTATTTTCATAATTAAGCCCCTTACTGATATTATCGGAGCTTTTGAAAGGATTAACGGTAACGATGCCTCGGTAAATCTTCTTGCTGTCCTCAACCTGTGCATTATGATTTGCAAGGATTACATCAATAAACTCCTGCAAGCCATTCCTGCTCTCATCTCCCTCATAATAACGGGGAGCAGAATACGGCTGAATGCTGTCGCACAAATAGGCAAGCCTACTCTCACAAACAACATTTTTATATGTCATTCCGTCAGCATCCATTTGGGGCGAGACTTTAAGCACTCGCCCCTTGAACTCATAACGATTTTTATTAGTGTTATACACCTCAATCATTGTCGAATAGGGATGCAACCTCTCATAGCAAGGGTTATTAGGATATACAACGAACTGGAAAGAGCTTATAGCATTGATCTCCTCTGCTATACTTCCCGATGCTATTTTTTCATCGGCATTGATAACAGAAGAACTATGAAGCATTTGTGCAATATTACCATTCTTAATTGTAATATCGTACATCAAAGCACCTCCTCAACATATGCCAATTCAATAACATTAACGAAAGATGGCTTGAATGCTACATTTTCAAGAACTTTGCCTTTTTCCACAACGAGATAAAATTGTATCGTTTTCGGCTCATCCAATTTCATATAAGCCCCCGTGCCTAAATCATTTGCGAGCCGCACCCAAGTTTGCATCTCATCAACAGCAAATCTAAATGATTGACCGCTTATGTTTTTAGGCAAACCACTCATATAATATGTTCCCTTTTTAAGCGAATAATTATATAGAATATGAAAATTGGTATTTGCCGTTGCAGTTCCACTTATATTTATTGTTCCATCTTCACTTACGGTATAACTAAGCCCATTCTCTGTCTTTGTGTTGATATAAAAAGGATATGAAACATTTTCATACGGAACTGCCGTAACAATATTTTCACCGCTATTCAATATCAAGCCTGTGTTGCTAACCTCTTCGGCATCTAAAGAAAACACTCCTTTCTTTGTTGTAAGCGTTCCTTTTCCTGCCGCTTTTAACTTAACAGGCTGTCCATTATTCACTATTTCAGCATCATCATTTTCATTAAACATTACTGTACTCGGCTCATTGGCAATCATAAACGGATAACAGGTGAATGTAACTGTCAGCTCACTCTTTTCTCCATCCTCACTCTGTGAGGCACTATCATAAGAGCCGTGAAAATGATAATCGGGGATAGTATCGTCATAAATATCAACATCGTGCTGATTGCAGAGCCAATTGACAACCTCTGTACGCTTTGCATCCATCTCCTCAACTGTTGATCCTACAATATCGAATGTGTAAGCAATCGGTCTTGCACCCCAACAAATGCCGCCATTTATTTTTGTAAAATCATAAAATCCATTCATAAACGGAATTGTTTTGCGGATGCTGTTTTTCGGGGGTAAATCAATCTTGCGAGAAGCAATATTCAACCCGAAATCATAATAGCTATGCATTCCGCTTATTGTAATTCCCTCATAATACGCCATTAATCCACCCCCTTATAGTGCTAAACCTCTTTTGCTTAACGCAATACGGTTTCCATTCACGGTATCTGTATCTCCTGCTGTAGCCGTAGCAAACTTCTGTCCATTGATATTAAGCTCAATTGCTCTGTTTGCCAAATCCTCAATAGCATAAACAAGAGCCTGCAGATTTACTACCTGCATTGTCTTTTCGATAGCTCCACTTATATATGTCTGCAACTTATCAATCGGGATAATTGCCTCAGGCCCAGCCTCACCCGCGATATTAAGAGTAGGCTTAGTTAAGATACCACCCTCAGCCATCAACGGAATTTGAGGAACGGTAAAGGTCTGTATCCAATCAAAAGGCTTAACGCCAAGGATTTCAACCTTTTTCATTTTCTTGAGAGCAGAATTAAGACCGCTGAAAGCACTATTCATAATCTTATTAATGCCGCCAATGATTCCATTAACAACTGTCTTGAAAGTGTTAGCAATACCCTCTTTGATACCATCAAAAATCTTTCCACCTGCTGAAAAGACATTTTTAACTGCTGTCCAAGCTTTTGTAAAGGTATCTTTAAACCAATCTGTAACCTTTGAGAAAACAGACTTTATGCCCTCCCAAGCATCGGAAGCTCCTTTTTTCATACCACTCCACATATTGGAGAAGAATTGACCGACAGGCTGTATAATTTTTTCATTAAACCAAGTGGAAACTGCTGTCCATACTGCTACGATTCCATTCCAAGCATCGGAAGCTCCTTTTTTCAAGCCCTCCCACAAATCAATAAAGAACTGTGCAACGGGCTGTATGACATTTTCATTGAGCCATCCTGCAACTGTCAAAGCAATTTCAACAATCCAAGCCCAAGCCGCCTGTAATCCTCCTACAATGCCATTCCACAAATCAACAAAGAACTGAGCTATAGGCTGAATTACATTTTCATTAATCCAAGCTGATACTGTTGCTACAAGCTCAACAATCCAAGCCCAAGCTGTTTGTAATCCCGATACAATACCATTCCACAGATTCACAAAGAACTCGCCAATAGGCACAATAACTTCATTATAAAGAAGCACTAAAGCTCGTCTTGCAATCTCAATCCACGGACCGATAACCATATCAAAGATTCTTACAAACTCATTCCACATATCTGTGAAAAACTGAACTACGGGAGCTATGACATTATCATAAATCCACGAGCCAACTGTAGAAAGCAAATTTGTGACCCAATTCCAAGCTGTCTGTACACCCGAAACGATACCGCTCCAAAGATTGACAAAGAATTGACCAATACTTGAAACGATATTATTCACAAAATTGCGAAATCCCTCGAAATTATCATACAGATACTTGAAAACGCCAGCAAAAGGATTAATCAAAAATAATACAATAGATTTCCAATTTACTTTTACCCAATCTATTACAGATGTAAAGATACCTACAATGCTGTCCCATAATCCTTTAAAAAATTTAACTACGGGCTGTATTACATTTTTGTTGATCCAATCTCCCCATTTTGCCAATGTTTTTTGGATAACTTTCCAAGCTTTTTTGACAGCCGCCACAATCTCATCCCAATATTTAATACAGAGAATGATAATAGCAATAACTGCCGCAATTGCCGCAACGATTAACAGATACGGGGCTAATGCCGCCATACCAGCCGCCGCCTGTGCCCAATGTGCCGCAACCAACGCCCATATTGTTGTTACCTCTGCCGCATCCATTGCCACCTTGACAGCCTTTGCCGCAGAAAGAACACCAATTGCTGTAGCCAATACTCCAATAACAGATGTAATAGCAATAACAGCCACCTTGTTCTCTTTCATCCACTTCAAAGCATCCATCATTCCATTACTAATATCTGTAATAGCAGGAGTTAACTCTGTCAAAAGAGTTGTTTTCATTTTGGTAAATTCGGTATTTACAGGCTCAAGAGCCTCAGCTAATTCATTCTCTGCAAGAATATTCTCAGCCGTTGCCTCTTTATTATCGAGCATAGCACCCGATGTTTCCTCATAGGTCTTTGCCGCATCTCCATAGAGCTTAGTCAAGGTGCTTGTAATCAGCTCCTGTCTCTCCTGCTCGGTGGTACAATTCTTCAAAGCCTCATTGAAAGCATCTTCGGCTGTAACAACTTCATCACTCATATAATCTGCGAACATTACAGCCGCCTCGCTTGACCAATTCAAAGCATCGGCAAGACCGCCAGTTACGGTTCCTGTTTTAGCCGTTTCAGCCGCCGCCTCTGCAAGACCCTCCACGGGCAATGAATCTTGATAAGTACCCCATACGCCCTGTGTAATGGTTACCCATTTATTAAGGTCTTCTTGATTGCTTGCTATTCGTGCAATATTATTCGCAGTTTCAATTGCTCTATCATCTTCACCGAACACCCTATAAAGCTCTTTCCAAGTGTCCGTTGCCGTTTGTGTACTGAAACCAACATTATCAAATGCTGTTTCAAGAGTAGCAAAATCCTGTCTGATCTCCCTTGTTGCCTCGGGCAATCCAAACAGAGAAGAAACAAAATCATTTACTACACCGATTGCAGTTTGAATACCATTTGAAACGAGGTCGGCAAGCACTCCCTTGAATACGGTGAAGCCATCTCCTGCCTCATCTGTTTCCTCTTCAACCTCATTCAATGTATTATCAAACTTATCAGCCGCATCTTTGGCATTATCCATCTTGCGGCTATTATCTGCCAATTCTCTTGACAAATCACCAATCTGCTCCGCAAGCTCTTCTGCCTCTTCCGACCCCTCACCAAATTTCAAAACGGCTTTGACATATTCATCTTTGAGGTCGGAAAGCTCTTTCTTCTGATCCTCTATGGTATCATTAAGCTTATTGAACTCGCTACCTGCATCTTCTGCCTCTTGCTTCTGTTTATCAAGCTCATCATTACAACTTGATAACTGAGCTTCCAACTTCTTTTCGGCTGTCTGTGCATTGAGCAACTGAATTTCAAGCTTTTTAACTTCCGCAGAATTTTCACCATAAATTTCTTTGGCTTTTTCAACCTTTTGTGCCAAAGCCTCGGTCTTATCTCTTGAAGCTTCAAGCTGGCTGGTCAATAACTTCTGCTTCTTCTCCAAGCCCTCAACAGTAACGCCCGTGTTTTTCATCTCCTGAGCATTCAGCTTCATTTCAGCACGGAGCTTTGCCATTTCATCATTTGACTTTTTTATGGAATCATTAAAACTACCCGTTTCAGCCGTGAAACGGATTTTAGCCTCACTTGCTTTTGTTGCCATCTCTCCACCTCCTTTTTATTTTTTTGTCTTGCTTTGTCTCTTTCGCTCTCGCTCAACCACATAATTAAGCCAACCATCATAGGCTGTCTTATTTTCAACCACACCAAGCAAAAAAGCATAATCGGCATACCAAAAAATGTCCTCGGGAATTTCAAGAATTAAAACATAATAGGTGTAATAATCCTCTATATCCTCAAGGACAAATTTAGGCGGCTTTATCTTCTGCTCTCCTCTTGAATGTGTCCTCTGTTGAAAAGGCTGGCGAAAGCCTACTGTTTTTTTGGCTTAACGAGATGCTCCATTGCTTCCTTGATTGCGTGTCTATCTGATCCACACTTAATCATAAATTCCTCTTTACCCATACAAGAAGCAATATCACCTATATTTGCACAAAGGTATGCCGCATAAAGGATTGTAATCATATCAAGCTCCTCTGCCGCACCTTTAGTCATAATCTTGTTATATTCATCATAAACACTCTTATTTTTAGCTTTAAGCTGATACAGAGCATAGAAAGCAAGAGTAAGCTCTGCTTTATCTCCATCCTCAAATGTATAAGTATAGCAAGTATTTTTAAGCATTGTTATTTCCTCCATAACGAAAATAGGGGGCTATTTGCCCCCTATTAATTAATCTTCTTTATTTTCGGTTACTTCTTCGACAAAATTACCGCTTTCAAGGATTTCAGCGAAACGCTTTTTATTACAGATGAAAACATCACCGATGTTTCGGATTTCGCCTGTTTCCTTATCCTTGAATTTTATAAGCACTTTCGCTTTCATCTCGGTTCACTCCTTAAACCGTTGCTGTATTTACAAGCTCGGAGGTAAATGTAGCCATCCAAGCTGTCTTGATAGCCTCATCAAGACCCTCTGCAAGAGCCTCATACATACCATTGCCGTATGTATCGGGCATTACTGTGATTTCCATCTCAACCTCTGCAACCTCTTCTGCACCATTCTCAACAGAGATAGTAGGTCTTGCCGCACAGATACAACGGGGATATGCCTTGTACTTCTCTTCTCCATCCTCATCTACTACATGGAGAGTAAGGCAAAACTCCTTATGTCTGCTATTAGAACCATAAGCAGATACACCATCCTTGAGTGTATCAAGCTCCATACCGAAAGCCTCCTTGAAAATCTCAAGAGGAATATGAGCAGAGATATTAAGTGTTCCCTCTCCTGTGCCCTTTACGGTGTTCTTAATAACAACGCCACGGCATCTCTTAGTGATAACCTTAGCTGTCATTGCCTCCTCAACAGAGCCTACACAATTCATAGCAACTGCCGCCTCTGCATCGGCAAACTTGACATTCATCTTATCGATCTCAAAATCGGAAAATACACCATTTGTCATTGTTCTTTCTCCTTTATTCAATATTTGTTAATTTTGCGATGCAACGCTTGATGATTTCATCCTGCTCAATCTCAGCACCGCCAAGCATAAACTGCTGATTTCCTGCGTGTTTACGGGTATTTGAGCCATCATCGGGGAAATACAAATAACCATATGCTTTTTTGGTTTTAACCGTAACACTCAAATTCCCCTGTTCTTGTACGAAAGGTTTTGAACTCTTAGCCGCAGGTTTTTTACCTTTCCACTTCCTACCCGAAGCAGGGAGTAATTGCATAATAGCATCCTCAATTAATACGCCGCCCTCTTCCCAAAGGACTTCATTTATTTTGGATTCAACATCCCCTTGATAATCTTTCATAGCCTCTTGAAGCCTATTGAAAGCTTCTGCATCAAGGCTCAATGTTGCTCTTGCCATTATTCAATCACTCTCTTTCTCGCCTTTACGAACTCCATTGTCAAAAGCTCAACAACGGTATTTGTATTAGGCTTTTGGGTATAACTGAAAGGACAATCGGGGCTTGCAAGCCTCATTCCCGATATTTCAAGCATTTTATCAATAACGGAAACTTCCAACCCCTCGGGAATATAATTTTCACGAATGATAGCAACGGTAAAACGGTCACTATATCCTTTTTTGGTATCGGAAACGCTCAAAGCTTTTCTCATAAACACAATGTAATTCCATTCATCGGTTATGACAGAATCATCAACCATTCCATAGAATACATTGCTGTCGATTTCTTCAAGCTTGCTCTGTATTTCTTCAAGCAACAATCTTCCGCACCTCCTCAAGATATAGATAAAGCTCTGTCCGTGTTTTGTCTATATCATAAATATCATACAAGGTGTCACCGATAACAACCTTGCAATTGCTCTTTACTCTTTCGACAAATCGGGTACGGATTTTCATACTCAAGGTATGCCCATTGGCGTTAGCAAATTCTTGATCCTGCTCCCGTTTGCTCAGCTCTTCAAAATCAAGCTTACAAACGAACTCCAAATCATCAAACCCTCGGGCATTCTCTTTAGCATTGAATGTAGTACGCTTTGCCGTTTCATTGTAAATAGAGGCTACTCCATCATTAAAACGGGGGAAATCACTTGCTTTCATTTCCTACCGCCTCCATATACTGCTTCACTTCGTGAAATTCTCTCACCTGTAAAATATCATTGGTATAATTAGCATCAAACTCATTTTCACAATGATTATAGAGATACAGGCAATATGCAAGATAAAGCCTGTTCTCCTCACTTGAAACAGAAAAGTCAAAGCTGGTATCGGCAATACCGAGCTTTCTCAGCATTGCCGATTTCGCTTGACCCATAATGTCCGAAACTCTATTGTCCGTGTCACTATCTTCCCAAGTGATATTGAGCTTACGCTTGACCTGCTGTGTCAATACAGTTTCGTTCATTCCTTAACCCTCCTTATACGGTGGGTGTCTCGGACTTTACTGTGATATAAGCAGGCTCAAGACCTGTAATATCAAGGTAAAGAGCAGATGTGTTATCTGTAGCTCTACCAGCCGCATACTGCTTAATCTTGAATGCTCTCTGATCCTCGATGAACTTGTATTCATCGGAATACTCGATAACACCATTCTTGCTACCGCCTACACCGAGGAAATACTCATCAAGGAGACAAAGAACAGCATCACCTGTATCAAGCTCATTAGAGATAATAACCTCAGTAGGAACAGGGAACAGATTATTCACATAAGTGCCATTGTTGTTAAGAACGGTAGTAGCAGGCATAATCTTTGTGAGGTAATCAACCTGATTACAAATAAGCCATACCTTACCGAACTTCTTAGCCTTGCCATTCTCATTTACAGCAAGCTTTGCAACGAGAGCACCATACTCCTCGGGAGTAAATGCCTTAACTGTTTCCTTTACCTTATCGGGATAACCTGTAGATGTGCTATAGCTTACACCCTCGTGAATATCCTTAATAAGACCTACGGGCTGGTTAACGCCATTACCGCTTACAATTGCCTTTTCAAGACCACAAGCAAGAGCCTCTGCAAGACATCTACGAATGTAACCATCAAGGAATGTGGGGCCGAGGTCGAGCATACCCTGCTCAATGATTGCATAAGCAGAAAGCTTGCTCTGGTTAATATCAATCACCTTGAAAGAGCTTGTGATTTCCTTTGTAATCTCTGCTGTTACTACACCCCATACAGCACTCTGTGCGGTGTGGTCATTAAGCACCCACTTAGTGAGATAACCAACATTCTGGAAATTGATTGCCTTGAGAATAGGATGCTCATCCTCGAGGTCTTTGTAAACATCCTCGATGATAGTTGTAGGCATAAGTGCATCCTCATTATCTGTGCCGATAATGGATGTGAATGCCTGCTTGGGATTCTCGGACTTGAGAGCCTCAATCACTCTCTCATACCACTTGGTTTCCTTAGATGTAAGCTGACGGTAACCACGCTGAGCGAGGATTGCCGCATCATTGGATGCCTTGATCTCCTCAAAATCTGCCATTACCTGTTCAGCAACAGAATTGTGGAACTGCTCCCACGCCTGCTGAAGCTTAGCATCATCATTTGACTTCATAGCCTCCATAATTGCGGAAGCCGCTTCCTTTTCCTTTGCGAACTTAATCATAGTTTTTTCTCCTCCTTAAAACTTAAAAATCGCATTAAAAAAACCAGCTACTTTTTCGCTGGGATTTTCCTTTTTTTCGCCCTTTTCGGGGTCTTCTTCTTCCTCTTCTACTTCGGTTTCTTCCTCGGTTTCGGAGGTTTCGGGGGTATCTTCTTCATTTTCGGGATTTTCTTCCTCTTCTTCGGGGTCTGCATCCTCTTCTGAGCCTGTTTCCTCAGCTTCTTCCTCTTCTTCGGGTTCTTCTTCCCCCTCACCCTTTTCAGCCGCCATAATCAGCTCAAACAGCTTTTTACGAGCATTTTGGCTCGCATTTGTAACTGTTTCTTCTACAATTGAGGTTGCAAAACCGATTTCAACGGCATTTTCGGGAGTTAGCCAAGTCTCTTTATTCATCATATGACGGAGCTTTACCTCGGAAATGTTAGCCACTTCCATATAAGCCGCAACAGATGCACTTGTGATAATCTCCATATCATCTGCCAGCTTACGGAGAGCCGCCGCATCACCCTCTGCAATTGTCCACGCATTGTGAATCATCAACAGACTTGCTTTGCTCATCTTTCTTTCTGATCCTGCCATAAAAATAACAGATGCAATGGAACAAGCGAAACCATCACAATATGTAGTAACCTTTGCGGACTTTGCTTTTCTCTTGAGAGCATTATAGATTGCCAATCCCTCAGCAACCTCTCCACCATACGAATTGATATAAACATCAATCTGGCTCACTCCTGTAAGCTCATCAAGCTGTTTGGAAAGATTGTATGCACTTACCTCTCCAAGCTCCTCCCAAGCCCACGAACAGATGTCACCATAAATATTGATTGTTGCCACATCACCCGTTGTTGCCATTGAATAATACTGCTTCTTCATCTTTCTCACCTCCTGTCTGTGCTTCCTGCTCAACATCAGTATAATTCTTAGTAATCCAATGCTTAGCACTAAATTCTGTATTAAGAGGCTGATAGTCAAGCACTTCTCGCAACTCATCAACACTACAGATACCGCTTGCAATAAGCTTGTCGGCTTTTTCTGCTACATCCAAAATATCAATGTGATTTATTCTTGATGTATCCACTCTTACAAAATTCTTGCCGCCATTCCAAGTAATGTAAGTATTGATTTTGCGTGTAATCTCCTCACTAATCATATCGCAGAGAGGATCGATACAGAATGTTAAAAAGATTTTAACTATCTCCTGTATATTTGTGATGTTTCCATACATCATCGGCAGAGGAATTTTCAAACCCTGTGCCGTGATTTCAAAAATCTCTTTTCTAAGCTTTAAAACATCATCTGCATTTTGGCTTGAAGAATCAAAAGGCTGTAAATCTGTTCCCTTGAACTGAGGATATACAGCATTATCATTCTCCATAAAAGCTTTAAGCTGTTCCTTGATAACCGTGTTAAACTGCTCTGCAAACTGTCTGTCACCAGCTTTCATATTATCAAGGATAAGCTTATACTTCTTGCCATTGCTCTTCTTAAAACTCTCTACAGCACAAGCAAAAAGCTGTCCGTATGTAACATACAAATCATCAACGAGCTTTTTAACACTCTTGTTATCAAGCTTGAAATAGAAAACCTCGCTCGCCTTATACTTTTTGGTAACGCTATGTCCCTCAATTGAGATACAAGAGAAAACATTTTCCTGCATCGGCTTTTCATCAACTGAAAAACTATCTGCAATATATAAGCATCCTTTATTCGGTATTACGAGTGCCTCATTCTTATCATAAAGGACATTTATGAGCTTATTAAGGAACTGACTACTATTTTGGTTTGGATTCGGGCTGACATTCCAAGCATAATAGCACTCATCCTTGACAGCCTCCCCATTTTTGAAAACCTTGAACTCGCATTTGCTTATTGCATTTGCGATATAAGATTTTCCAATATGAAAAGCAAGCTCCTTAAAATAGATTGTTTCAGCCAATTTTGCCGTGACGGTATCCATTTGAGCCTCTCCAACTCTCTTCTCAAAAAAATCTGTTATGAACCCCATTTTCCACCCCCCTTTTCCAAAAAATGTGTGTTGCTACGGGCTTCTGTGAGCGAATTAGATTTCCTTTGTCGGGTAATCATCCATCTCATTTCACTCTACAGATGCCCTAATTTTTACCTTTTTGCCCTTTTTAATATTTCTTGAAATCCAATCGGAATTTGTGCCGTGTCCCGACAGAACAAAACCACCCGAAGGAATAGCCATATTACCGACACCATAAACGGGAGCAGATGCAATACCATTTTTATCAATCGCAACCTCTGATCCCCATTCATTCGTGCCTGTTGTTTTGCCCCCTGCATAAATCACAAGATAATTTGTATTTCGAGGAATATTGAAACCTGTAACAACTCCAATCTCAACAACAGGCGAAACACTCTTTTTCTTGAGGTTTAAAAACTCAATCAATCCCTCTGCAACAGCCTTTGCATAAGCTGTCTGTCCTGCCTCGGATGTAATTACCTTATAATCGGTGCTTCCATCCATAAAGCCGCCCTCAATAAGAATTGCAGGGATTTTATTTTGATTGATAACGGTAAATGCCGCTTTCTTGATTCCTCGACCTTTAAGACCTGTATATTTTACAAGTCTGCTATAAACAGAATTTGCAAGCTTGGTATCTCCTGCTGTGGGATTGTTATCTGTATAGACCTCTACGCCTGTTGCATTATTCCATTTACCTGTGAAAGCATTATGATGAATAGAAACAACTGCCGCTACTCCTGCCGCAATATATCTCGATACTCGGCTTGAAAGGCTCTCATCTGTCTTGCCCTCATCATTGTCTGTGTGAATAATCTCACAATCATAAGGAGCAAGAAAAGCAACAACTTTATCCCTTACCTTATCATTGAGTGTCCATTCTTTGATACCATCGGGAGTTTGCTTTCCTGCTGTATATAATCCGTGTCCACAATCAATTGCTATTTTTACTGCCATTGCATTTTCCTCCTCTGATCTCAATTGAAAATCACCACACCATATTTCTTTACCACGAGACAGCAATTATAAATTCACCAACACCCAACGGATAGGAACCACTTTGATATACCCGAATTGCACCATCGTCTGTAACATTTATTGAATTACTTGTAGCCGTTCCATCTCGCAAACCTTTTGCTATCGAAGTCGGGGACTGTGCTCCTGCCGATGTCTGTCTAACCGCCACACCATACTTACTGTCTGCTGACATAGCACTTGCTGATATGACAGCACCAATTAGTCCTGCTTGATTGCTCGCAGGAGGTGTTACATTATGAAAAGACACACAAAGAGTGGCATCATCCTTATGTGCCAATACATCAGCATCAGCTTCTACAAGTGTTACCCATTTAGAAGATGTTTCTCTTGATGCTTTTGTAAATCTAAATATTTTTCCTGTGGTAGCACTTCCACCACCGCTATTTTCTACGGCTACTTCCACACTTGCAAAGTTTGTAATATCGTGCGTTCCGTTTTCGGTAATGATTTTAGTTCCGCTCGGTTTAATATATCCACTCGGTATAGGAACATTAACATTGGCTTTTTCATATGAGGAAACATCGTGCTCACCATTGGAAGTAATGGTCTTTGTACCGCTTACTTCAGTACCTTTGGGAACATTTACCTCTGCACTTGCATAGGTAGTTACATCATAAGTGCCGTTATCTGTAATTTCCTTTGTGCCACTTGGTGTTATCCCTGTGCCGCCCGTCTGAATTGATCTGATGTTTATTGCCATCTGTGAAAATGTAGCATCTTGTGAAGTAGTTACACCTTTGTCAGTAATAGCAGATGCCACTAATGCTTTTCCATTACTGACATTTGTAAAAACCTCATTCATAGCTTCAACAAGATTATCTTTGTTGTCTGTTGCTAATTCAGAAAGTTTTCCGATCTTTCGATTCACATATTCATAACTTGGCTTATCCACGTCTCACACCCCCTTATGACATCATTGTGTAATAGAGCTGCCTTGCCATCTTCGCAAAGCCTGCGTTTGTAGGATGGACATTATCAAGAATATCCACAGAATTATCAAGAATACAGTTGTTAGCAACAAGCTTAACGCTTGAGCTTTCGCCATATTCCTTTATGATGAAGGCATTCAACCTCAGCATATTCTGTTTCATAATCCAGTTGAATCCCGTGCCGTTGTATGTGTTTGCGAACGTTACGGAATCAAGATTGGGCATAACCGTCATACCCACATAGATTTTAATGCTTGAGCTATATGACTGTATGCTGCTTACGATAGTTTTCATTGCGGCTATAACACCTGATAAATCCTGATTAGGATTCGTGGCACTCACATCGTTTGTGCCAAGCTGAATATAAACCGAATTAAGTCCGCTATATCCCTGTGCTGACATATATGAAGAGAAATCGAATCCGCTTTCACCGAAGGGAGAGCCGCTGAAACCATTGGAAAAATCGGTGTACTTCTTACCGCTATATCCCTCGTGGTTTTTAGGCGACGTTCCTTGAGTACCAACAAGAGTCAATGTATTTCCATCCGCAGTAAACAAATCTCTCAGACAAGAGCCGAAGTAACCTCCACTTGTCGCGATGAAGCTGTCACCGATAAGGAGCATCTTTTGAGATGCAGGAGCAGTACCGAGGATTGATAATGTCATTTCTCCTTCCTCAATAGAATTAAAATGATTGTCATATACAACATAACTGATGGGCTTATCGGCTACGGAATTTCCAGTTACCTTCACACAATCATCAGTCGCTCTAATGGTGGTTGCGTTAGTATAGTTTCCGAGTCTTACTAAATAATTAGGATTAGTTATGTTACGGAGATAGATTTCCGCCGTTTGACCACTTCTCAAACAGAATTTATTAGGCAGAGAGAACGAGTAATCATTTCTAACAAACCCCAAAGAAATAAGGCTCTTTGTAGCGGGAGTCGTAATCTCGACTCTCTGATTACTGTATGCACTGTTAAAAAACTTTGCCGATACAACAATTTCCGTTACACTCTTGGGAACAATATAGTCATAAACAAAATTACCTACACCATTCACACCAAGTGAACTGTTTACAACACCATCAACATAAGCTGTGATAGTAGTAAAATTAAGGTATTTGTCTTCACCGCCTGTTGAAGTGCTGACTACAATCGATCTAATTATTTGCCCCTCTTTAACGGAAATCTTTTCGGTATAGGCATATTCGCTTGACTGAGCAACAACTGTTCCGCTTATTGATACATATGCTTTCTGTGTAAACGTTGGAACAATGTATTCCACTTTATCTTCGGTATTGCTTAAATCAGCAACTTCTTCCCTAATGTCATTAATTTCAGCACTATAATCTTTCGCTAACTTTTCAGCAAATTCTTCTTCTGTACCTGCGAAACCGCCATCCTGTGCATACTCATAGGCTGTTTTTCCTTTATCTCCCTTATCGCCTTTTGCTCCATCTTTTCCATTATAAACAGTAAAGATTTCTGTTCTGCCATCGGTGAATGTTATTGTATAGGTATCAACTGTTCCAGCCGCCCCTGTGCCGTTTGTTCTCTCGATTGAGTATATACCTATTCCATCATTTCCATCACTACCATTGCGGATAAAGCAAATATCTTCACCATCTACGGCAATCCAATAACCATCTGTTGTAGGCGTAGCTGTGATAACGGGTGTATGTCCATCTTCTCCATCTTCTCCATCTTCACCCTTGATATTAACGGAGGGAGGATTTTCAAGCCCTTTGTCATTCGTCCAACTGATAACACCATCAGCAGAAACAGACGGATAAAATGTAGCTCCATTTTCTCCTGTTCCTCCTGTGCCGCCTCCTGTTGTTTGCAGATTTTTGAAATCAACATCAATTGCTTTGCTCTGCTCATTTGGAATGACATCAAGATTAGTTGTCTTTTCTTCAAATTCTAAATCCAAAATCATTTCAATACCTCGCTTTCAAGGCATTTTTCAACATCAATTTTCCTAATTACCGATGCCAAAGCTTCTCCATCTTTTGTCAAAATACGCATCTGTATTTCCACTTTCTTTCGACAATCGAATTTAAGCGTTTCTTCCTGTGTTAATTTTACCGAAACAACATTTGCTTCTTTTTCACATTCTTCTTTGACAAAAACAACCCTATCGTCCTGTGCATATATAACTCTCACTTTGTCAATCTGCTCTGTATCAAACGGCAAAGTAAATATATGCGTTGGTGTTGTTCCTCTTATCATTTCCCATCCTCCTCTTTAAAAAATAATAGGCATAAAGAAATCCGCATCATATGCCAAAGGAAGCTCATCTTCAACACACATTGCGGCTACAAATGCCATAAAGCCATCTGTCTTTCTTGACTTCGGCTCAATCTTTCCATACTTGAAATTGTTATTAGGAGCAGGCTCAAGCTTTGTATTGTTGGTAAACCACCTAAACAAAGGGTCATCACCTACAGCTAATTGCTTATTGCTGAAAATAGATGCTATTTTCGGCTGTATCCTCATAACATCGGAGGGTCTTACGAGCTTAACCTGTTTTTCTTTAGCATCGAAATTGATTTCCCGAAGCTCTCTTGTCATAAATGAATAACGATAATCATCTATAGCAAGCTTTTGAATATCATAAAGCATTGATTGCTCATCAATCCACACTGTTACCAAACTCGGATGCACTTCCACATCATCAACGATTGTTAAAAGCCCTCGCTCCTCCATCTGATCCAACGGGATTTTAATTCTGCCCTTATCATTTGACCTTGAACAGAACCACGAATGGTGTATGCCGTAATAACTCTCTTCTCTCTTGAACAACAAAAAAACCGATACGAAATCGGTTGTCTTTGCAAAATCTATACCACATACACAAGGCTTGCCCCTTAAATCGGGAACCTCTCTATTGGTAGCAAGGATATTCTCCCAGCTTGTAACCTCGCTATCTTTCCTACCTTGAGGGATATTCATTCGCTTTGTCATAAAAGCATTGTTGATAACGGGGTCAAGCAGATAATCTTGATACTCTCTCAACATCTGCTCTTTCAATGTCGGCAGATAAGGTAAAGAGGGATTAGCCTTTTCCCACATATCGGGGTTATGTACTTCTTTCTCCTCATCAATCTTACAGATGAAAGGGAAGAAACCATTGTCGGGGATTTCTCCACTTAATATCTTTCTGCTCTTCTCTATAAGCTGGTCAAGAGGACCCTCTCTCACATCACCGTTTGTAGACACATATGTACGCCGTGGGTGCGGTTTTTTACCTAAACCCGTAGTAAATACATTGATGTTCTCCCAATTCTCATAGGCGTGTGGCTCATCGAAATCTACCTTGCCCGACCTCAAACCATCTTTTCCTTTCGGGTTATTGGTACGGAACTTTATTTTTGATTTCGTTTTCTTATTCTCAATTACTGTTCTGTTCCAACGGAAATTATGCTCAAATATCTTTCGGAACTTTGGATTCTCAAGGACATTCCATATCTCATCAAAAGATGTTTTAGCCTGATCCTCACTATTAGCACAGATATCAATATCATAATAAGCTACGCCATTTGTCGGGGTAATTAAGCAGAAATCTTCAAAGGACAGATAACCATTTTTTCCTGCTCCTCTTCCGCACAAAATGAAAAGGTCACTAAATCTTGGCTGTCCATCCTCACGGAATACACAATTATGCATTATGAAACAGAACTTTTCCCACGGAAACAAATCAAAAGGAAAATACTTTTGATAATCCATATACTTTGCTATCTGCTCATAATCAATCAAGAGCTTTTCGGTTTCAAATACCCTTTTAACAATCTCAACAATTTGCTTTTGCTCAATACAGACATTCGTATTGCCACCCTCGACAATATCAATGTACTCCTGTACTTCGGCAGGGATAATATTATAACTCAAAATCCTCATCCCCATCTGTCTGTGGTACTATCAATTTACAACGGGAGGAAATTGTCAATCCCAAATCCCTTGCACATTGCTGACATTGTTTGAAAGCTCGATCCTGTAAGCTCTGTATCTTTGTAAGCTGGTCATAATCTTTGCTTTTAATAAGCTTGACAAGCAAATTTGTATACTGCAAATATAGCTGTTCGCCCATTATGTAACGAGCCAAGCAATCAACATCAAGCTCTGTAAATATACCAAGCTTCAAAAGCATTTCAGCATAGTAATTAAACTTCTCAAGCTGTTTTTCTCCCGTTAAATATTCGGGAGGTTTAACATCAAGAAACGGCACTTCAAGCTCCTGCTCTTTTCTCTCCTCGTATTCAGCTCTTGTCAAATGCGTTTTTCCTTTTGCCTTTATCAAGTCGATTGGCTCTCTCGGTCTTGCCATTCCCTCACCTCCCGAAAATTCCATTTAAGGACATTTTTTTAACTTGTCGAG